AGAGGTTTAGGCACTGTAGACTGGCATTCGGAGAAAGTCAATAGAACGGTACCCAACCTTTGCAATATAGAGCACAATACTGTATATACGCATGCGCTACACATTTTCAAAGCTGTTAGAGGTATGGGCAGCAGGCCTAGAAAGACGTATTGGGATAGTTACTGGTCTAGTAGAAATCAATGGGCACCCACCGGAGCTTACCACTCACAGTATGAGGAAGACATGAAATTCAAGTCTGAGTCTCGTGAGATGCGTAACAAGTTGTTTTCACTAAATGCTATGCCAGAGTACGATGTAGATCATTTCTTGTCGCGTCATCCTAGTACTGTAGCTTGGCCATCTGTTAAATATGAATGGGGAAAGCAAAGAGCTATCTACGGCGTAGATGCCACCAATTTCATTATATCTGGGTTCGCAATGATAGGTTGTGAGCATGTGATTTCACCTTTGTTCCCCATAGGTCCTACAGCTACAGCTAGTAATGTTACAAAAACAGTCTCTGAAGTGCTTAAGAATGGTGTACCTTATTGTTTTGATTTTGAAGATTTTAACTCCCAACATTCAGTATCTAGTATGCAGGCAGTACTAGAAGCATATTGGACAATATATAGACAAGATTTTTCTGATGACCAAACCAAGGCAATGGCTTGGCTGATTAAATCACTAGAAGATTGCACTATAAAAGCTGAAGCAGGTGACTACAAAGTGGCTGGTACACTATTATCTGGTTGGCGTCTTACTACTTTTATGAACACAATCTTAAATGCTGTGTATACTAAAGAGGCTTTAGGGGGTATAAGTATTGCCACTACCCATAATGGAGATGATGTATTGGCTGGGGTGAAGACTATAGCACAAGTACAAACATTACAGCGCGGAGCAAAACGTCTGAATATACGTTTTCAAAAGAGCAAATGTTACCTGGGTGCGATAGCAGAATTCCTCCGAGTAGACCATAAAACAGGGAATGGCACCCAATACTTAGCACGTGGCGTTTCAACATTCGTACATGGACCAACTGAGTCGACCACCCCCAATGATCTGCAGGCAGTCATCAAATCTATTTCCACACGCAAGCGTGAATTAATTGAGCGCAATGCTGATCCACACAAGGTGAATGAGCTAGTCTTATTACAACTAGAGCATGTGGCTAAGATATGGCGTACGACTAAGACAGACTTAATCAAAATAAATAATACACATGTGTCTTTGGGGGGAGTAACTGAATATATTTCAGAGACAACTTTGAGACACCGAATTGAAAGGACTACTCTTAAACGAGTAGAAGATAAAAAACTAGAGGCAGATAGAAAAAAGCCTCTGCCGGGTTTACACGCATACGCGCGTAAGCTCACACA